TCATTTATTGTTTTCAAGGTTCTCTCCGATTTGTTGGAGCAGTCTAAAAGCTCCAGCCATCTTATAGTTACCCAAACATTGTTTAGCCTGCATGATGCAACTTTCAACAGTAAGTTTCAAATTTGGTGTGAAAGCGAATTTATTTATCTGCATTTCCTTAGGAAGTTCATTGGCATGATTATTGAGCCATACGATCATTTCATTTAATTTCTCTTCGGAATAAGATTTCTTTTTCACCATGATACATAAATTCATGTCAACTGTGTACAAAAATAAAAGAACATATAATTCACGCGCTATCTTTTAACAAAAATATTGTTGAAATAAAACCGCTCCCACTTATCACAAGCCGGAACGGTTCAGATTAGTTACGTTTTGACAATCTACTTTATTCTTCAAGAACAAAACAATGACGAATTTGTTCAAAAGGATTTGCCTATTTCTAAAAATATTTTTTGTCACATTATTGCGTATTACAATAGATCCCCAAAACAAGGAGTAATTTTTGTTATGAGATTGGCTTCTACCCCACAATACAAGGCAAAAATACATAAAATTCTATTTTCTTCAGTTGATTGTGTAATCCAATTGGGAAATTGTATTTAAACAAATACCCCGACTCATCACGAGCCGGGGCAGTCCAATTTATAAATTTAAAGTCTTATGATGAAGATTGTCTGTTGCGCCAATGTTTTACTATCAGCACAACGACAAACAAAACAGTTACACAAACACAGGTAAAGTCTTTTTGTTTAAGCAAAGTGGATTCTTTTTTATCCTTTATGATTCTGACCGTTTTTCCTCATGGATATCGGAAGTGGTTTCCTTGTCGGCTTTCACCTCCGTACAGTCTTTGGTTGTAGTTTCCTTCTTTCTATTCTTGCTGAAATCACCTTCTACGTGACCGTCAGCCAGTAACAAAACTTTCCTGGTCGGGCTGTCAGACGGTTTTCTTGTACCATAAATCCGAAAATTAATCACGTAGTTGCCATTGGTTGCAATCAGTTCATTCAAAGAGATGATAGAGCCATATACGATGTTGACCGACTTACGAGTGCTGTCCTTTCTACACTCTTGGCAGTACACTGGACTATACGCTTTTCCAACCAGTCAACCTGCTTCCGCTCGTTCTCATTCTCCACCGAATCGGCAGACGCATTCTCCTTCCGTGCGTTTTGCGGTTTACACAGAATATGAATCCCAGCGGACAGCTTCCAATCCCTTAAAGCCCCAGTTATAGCCAACCAGTCATTTAATTCCATTCTGCCTATTGTTTATCTGATTGATTATAAAATACACACTTAAAAATCCTATCCGCTTGCACCATCGCTGCCAAAACACTAAAATCCATTGTCACGATATGTCAATAAAAAAGACTCTGCAAAATAAGAATAAAAAACGATTTACCAAAGAAGAATATAAATATATTGAATCGGTCTGGAATGTAAAAAATTATATTACAGGCCAGCATCATTTTTTAGTTAATTTTGCACCAATTATTTAATAAATATCTGATAACATTAGTTTAAAAAGCGTTATGTTCGTCTTGTAAATCGGGATATATGGATTCTCCAAATGAGAAGGGATAGTATGATTTTTCTTACATCATAAAGTAAATCTGACGGCATCACACCTCATATCGGCGAGAACGGTAATTGGTGGATAGGTATGACTGATACAAAAATAAAGGCGCAAGGAGCCAAAGGGGACGATGCCATTGCCCCCCAAGTTCAAATCAACGCCACGACAAATGAATGGGAAATCTCAACGGATGGCGGCAAAAACTGGAAATCGACAGGGATTAAGGCGACCGGGGAGAAAGGCGACAGAGGTGATGCGGTATTTGCGGAAAACGGAGTGGACTACACAAGTGATCCTGATAATGTCATATTCACTCTGGCTGACGGAAAGACCAAGCTGACCGTACCACGTACCAAAATATTATCTGTCAAGTTCAAGGATGGTTGCGATATTTTCTCGGTAACTTCCGTTAGTAATACAATTGATATTGAATTTATTGGTTTGACAACAGAAAATTATAAGGCTTTGGTTGCGGAATTGAGAAGCGAGGACGGTACTACAGATATAGAGATTGTGCCCCGTGCTGAAAATAAGGATGTGGAAATTAAGGAACCTGTATTTACGGATGGGAAATGTACCGGAACGACAGTCAAAATCAACAAGAAAGGAATAAGTGGAGAAAAGGCCGTTCTGAAAGTGACTCTTATAGATAACAACGGGCAGGAAATTTCAGTTTCCCGTATCGTGAAATTCTTTGGTGCGGGTGCTCTTGATGAAGCCGCCCAGAACGGAGGTAGCTTTATATTGTCTGATGACATTATTCTGGAGAAACCGGTTGAGGTGGCAAAAGGGAAGGAACTTGTATTGGATCTAAACGGTAAAACCATCTCTAATTTCTGAACGGATAAGCATCCGCGTGCATATATCCCTGGTTGATTACCTCATTGACCAAGATACGGAGCTGTTTCATGTGCTTGGCTATCGTATTGTCCGCATTGCCCTTTTCCCTTAAGTATTGCTCAAAATCACGAAGGAATGTATAGGTAATATCCTTGAAGTCCAATCCGGAACGGAAGTCATTCAAGACCGCCAGTGTAGAGTGCAGGTTGTCCTTGGTGGACTGCTTCTTGTCCGAATTGTCAATGGCTGATTTGGCGAAAGTGGAGAAGCTGATATTCACGGCACTTTTCTTCTTGACAGCATCCTTCAGCAGTGAGAGTGTGGCAGGTATTCCGCGCTTCCAATACCTTGCAGATACAGGATGTATTCATAGAGCATTGCGTTGAGTTCGTTAGATTGGTGGTGGTTAATGACTTGTGCCCCCTCACGGCTCCAGCACTCCGGTTTGAGGTAAACATTGGTCTTCAGGTAGATTTTCCTTTGGTTCAAATAGGCTTCAACCTATACAAGAGCCGTGCCCTGCCTGTTAAGTGTGTTCTGGCGGTTATATACAAGACGGTATCTGATTTTATCCATTTTTCCGCAAAGGTGCGAAAAGATTAATGGAAGAAAGGTATCAATGTGGAACATTTCCACATCATCCCACACTATATGAGGATTTTTTCCATTTCACATATAATTAGCAGAATATTAACCATCTGATAATCAGATTAATTATTCTTTTGGCATAAAAATTGTCCTATCATTATCGTAAAACAATAACCATTAAAAATATAAGATTATGAAAAAATTTTTTGTTGCAGTAGCATTGGTAATGGGATTAGGAACAACAGTGGCATTTGCCGAAAATTTGACCTCAGGTGTTGAAACAGTCATGGCAGTAAATGACTTCACCCCTATTGAAGTGAAAGATCTTCCGGCAGCGGTAACGGAAGCAATCGCCAAAAATTTTGCGGAATCAACCGTCAAGGAAGCGGCGGTGGAAGCGGCAGAGGATGGCAGTAAGACCTATCAGGTTGTTCTGACAGACAAGGAAGGAACTGAAAGTACGGTGTTCTTCAATGAAAAAGGTGAAATACTGAAATAATATATTTTGCGTCTCTTTGAATAAAGAACATAAAAAAGGCGGGATTCACCAATCCTGCCTTTTTCAATACAAACTGCTTTGCTAGCAAGATGCCTTACAACATCCAAGCTTAATGAATCAAAAAATAAAAACACATTCAGTTATTTGTGATAGCAAAGCTATAACAAATATTTTAAAGAAAAATCTTATGCATAAAAAATGCACAGAATAAACTATATATAGACCAACATACAACATATTTGTAATATAGGGCCATTGATACAATGGTATTCTGAAAAAACAAAAGAAAGGTGCACGACTGGCAGCCCCCCAAGGGATATGTTATTGGAACTATCAAGAAGAAAACTAAAAAAAATAATTAAAGTCTTATCACTAAAAACAACGTAACAGATTATTTTCTAAATTTAGAGCTGATAACTTCAAATTAAGAGCTTATGAAAAGGATTTTATTTTTAAGTACATTTGTATTCCTTGGATTTAGACTTAACTCTTGTTCAGATACTGATTTAGATTCTCCAGTGAATGAAACAAATCAACCTGTAGAAAATAATACAAGTGATATTATTAATAATTTAGAATCATCTTTTGAAGTAAAAACAAGAACAGAAGGTGAACAAACTTCTTACCCTGATTATTATTGTGGTAGCTATTTTAAAGATGGCATCTTGGTTATAAAAGTAAAAGGAACAAATATAAAAGATTATAAAAAAGACCTTGTACAAAGATGTAAAAGCAATCAATTCATTATAGAAGAGGGTGTTAATACGATGAATGAACTTTTGCAAATTAGAAATTTTATAAATAGCAAAGATGAAATTGGAGTATGGAAAAAATTGGGTATTTCTGCTTGTGGTATAGATTCTAAAGATGAGAAAGTCATTGTAATGTTAGAAGATGTTTCTGAAATGAACATTACCAATTTTAAAAATGAAGTGATTAATTCACCTCTAATAAAATTTTGCCAACTTTCATTTTCTAAAGATAATGCCTCCGTTACTTCCCGATGAAGCGACTAAGGCACAAGAAACATGATAGATTTTATGTAGAAGAACATGGGGTTGGTTCTGGAAGGACTTCTTCCACTTGCAACAAATGAAACAAAAGGATTAGCATCCATGAATATGTGTATAGCATACGTTGGCGAAGGGCCTGTTATTTGCATTAAGCCTACGAAATTAAAACAATATTTATATACTTTACTAACGGTTACGGTATACGAAAATGGATATTTTAAAAAAATCGACTTAGCAGTATATTACCCGGTAAAGAAAGGAGGGCATAAATGCTCTATGTCTGGAAACGGCAACATGTTTGTTAAAGAGGATTCTGATTACAATTTATACATACATAACAATACTTTAAATAACATAAATTATTGTGTATCAATTATAGGAGCTAGCAAATATATAAATATTCCTTCAATTACGGTAGAAGAACATCCTGCAAGCGTTTTGAATGGTTTAACTTTGACTGATGTAGCAACTATGTAACAAATTGTAACATCATGATCATAAATTTGTGCTTCTGGAAGGACTGTTAGGAGTTAGCAGTAGTACTATATTTAAAGGAAAAGGGTATATCCAGTTAGAAACTGAAGACGATATTGATAAAGTGTATGAGCCTGGAGTATATGCAATAAAAGGCACTTCATACAATGATCAAACGCTTCTTGTCTTCAGTCATAACCTGGGACAGTCAACAGTACAATTTAGGACTAATAACTATGGTGGTTTTTTAGTGTTTAGAATAAAATGGTGGAATGGTGCTTGGGGAACCTGGAAGACGGTTTCTTTGACATAAAATTTATCTGTTTGCACTTCTGGAAGGACTGTTAGAGATAAATAAGATTATCAATGGTTTTACCAGTGAATCATTTTCGTTACATAAAGGTGAATCAAAAAGAATAAAAGCAAATGGCATATTGGTGATATGTAGTCAATATTATAATTTATATCCATCAATAGCTGTAATATCTCCAGCAACTAAAAATATAGAATATATTGGAGGGTATAAAGAATATGTTGATGGAACATTATTTACTTTCACTTTTGAAAATGACTATACTACTATTATGACTTCCAAAATTGAAGGAGTTGAAGGAAGCAGGGTTCCTTTTTTAATTGCTTATCAAAATTTATTGCCTTAAGAAGATTAGCAAAATCCTTCTGGAAGGACTATTAGGGATAAATGATACATGGTACAGAAAGAGATCTGATAGTATTACAGATTTTAATGAAGCTAATAAAACTGGATATATACTTCTCCAACATGTCCAATCAATGGATAATAAACCAAATACACCAAGTAATTATGGATATTTGGATACTATTTTTGTTAAAGATGGCTACATCAGGCAGACTTATACAGATTTGCAGAGCAGATTTTTTGTTCGATCATCTAATAACGGGATTTGGACTAATTGGGAACAAATGCAGACAACATAGTATTAAAAATAAGCTAGATTTTAATGAGATAAAACGGATGGGTGCCGGTCCACACCCGTCCGCTCCTCATGTTACTAAAGAATTATAGTATTTCTAGACTTTCAGCATCATCCAGATTCTCATCAACTATATTCATGGATAAAGACAGGTCAACCCCAGTAGTATCCAAAAACAAAGCACTTACACGAAATGAAGCTGTGTTTGTCTTACTCCGAACGAAGAGATGATCATTTTTTCGTTTGAACTCTATTTCAGAAATTATACTACCGTTGACTTTCCTTATGATATAGGAGTTACCAGTCTTACTATTAATAAAGAACAGACCTGTATGGCCACCCCAATATACATACAATATCATACCGATATAGGCGCTAGATGAACTCGCTAGGCGAACGACACATACTTCTTGAACGGAGTCTTTATTGCAAACCAATATAGGAGAAAGAACGCCTTTTTTCAAAAGCCCTTTACTTTCTAAATTGGCAATCGGTATTAGTTCTTCCAGTACTGAGGCATTGGCTTTCAACGCCTCACTTAATTCCATCTTTTCCATAATATTTTTTATTTACCAGTTTCCAAATTGTTTTTCTTATAATCCTGCCATGAGTCGGCGAGCTGCCCCACCGAAGCGGAAGTGTAGAGGTCAAGTATATGAATCTCGTCATCGGCAAGCTCCACAAGCTCGTTCCGATAGATCTTCTCCGCAAGCACGTGCGCCGGAAGACCGGGCACGTTCCTGTAAATGCCGTCAGCAATATCCTTACGGATATCCGCTATCACCATATCCTGTCTGTCTATCCCCGTGAACAGGGGAAATTTTGTAAAATCAACTTTCATAATATTCTTAATTAAATACTGTTATCCGCAATAAAACATAACCCAATAATTGCCCATACATTTAACGAATCCGGACGCATAATCCAGATCAATGGAGGACATCTCTTTTCCTCCGGGGGCAGGCAGGATGCGCCCGCCTGTCAGTCTTACCCCGCCGCTCATACGTTTGAAGTATATGGTATGTCCCGGAACATCCGGAGGAAGTGTCACTTCTATATTACCCGTATTAATAAACATCACATTGTCATCATTGTTATTCAGGGAAGTGCTGACGGATATGTTCCTCCAGTTCCCCACTATGCCATGAAGAGACACATAACTGTCATTGTTCGGATGAAGGAAAATGTTACCCCCCTCCACGAACAGAGGAATGCTCAGGGTCTTGATGTGCATCCCGATCATGGCATTCGGACTCTGTATGTCAATTCCGGCATCATACGATATCCCTTCGATTGTGACAAATTTCGTGTTCCCTCCGATTTTTACACGTGCAAATGTCCTTTCGTTATAAAACTCTATCTGTCCGGCAGACAGGTTGAAACCGACATGGGAATCCGTCCCCTCATAAAGAGTTTTTGAGGACAACATGCCGGAATCTATGGAAAACGGACCGATACGTCCGCTATCCGCCGTGATTTTTCCGCTGATGTCCACATTGACCGCCCTGATACCGTCCGCATCAATCATGGACGCCTTGATCTTCTCGGTCAACAACAGCTTGGTGGCGATAAAAGTCCAGCTCTGTGCTACTTCCCAGTATTTTATTTTTCCCGAAGCCACATTCTGTTTGGGGGTTTCCGTCGAAACCGACGTATGCGAACGGATGCACAGGTACAGCAGGTTGTCATAAAGTACAATGTCGTAAAACTGCTGCCCTTGCTTGCCCTCCAGGTAAGACACAGACGCCCCCCATACACGCATACGCATGCGCGCTCCCTTATCTCCCTTGTCACCTTTTGGAGCAAAACTGACCTGTCCGGTTCTAGTCACCAACGGCATATCACCTCCTTATTCCTTGGTTGTGATGGTCCATGCCACGTTGCCTCCTGCCTGCTGGCACATGTCCCAAGTACACGTGCCGGAAGTGGCTGCTGTACCGGAAGTAGACGGGTTAAGGACTACTCCTGCACTGTCCATGAACACGAAATAGAAAGTCATGTCCTTGTACTTGGTGGTACTTCCACGCTTGACCAGAATGGGCTTATAGACCACCGTGTCACCACTTTCCCGGATGGTCTCGTCCTCGGGCGTGGGATTCAGGATCAAATCAAACGGATCGGACGCATCCATTACGGACTGCGTGTCCTGACCGATGAGCTTGCCGCCCTGGTACACCTCCGCCTTGAACACACCTGTCGTGTCAACCATATCGTTGGTGACGGTCAATGTCTGTGTGGTCTTTCCGCTCAGCACGCTCCACGCACCGTTGACCTGGTTGTACCACTTGTACGCCAGTCCGGTAGTGATCTCGTCACTGCCCATGCGCGCTACGGCTTTCAGAATGCAGCTCTGCCCTTTGTCCCGAAGGGTAAAATACTTGTTGTCACCGGCAATGATCGTCACATGCTTTTGGTTTCCGACCCCCTTGGTGATGGGGATGCTATAGACGAACTGGACGGTGTCGCTGGTATTCCCTATCGTCACGGTAGCTTCCCCCTTGATGGTACAAGAGGCCGCTCCGCTCGCCTTGACCAGATTCTTGACGATCTGCAATCCGTAGTAATCCGTCGTACCGGGCTGGTAAGGGATAAACTTGAAATGTCCCGTCTCACCGCCAAACGTGTTGGTGGAAACATTGCCCGAGAACTTGATCTCGACATCATTGAAATACCATTTCATGGAGGAAGGGACCACCAGCCCTTCCGCCACCCGCGAAGAGGTGAGAATGAAGGACAAGACGGGCTTGAGCGAAGCGAAATCCGGTGCGATGTTCGTCGGCGCGGACGCTTCGCCCATATACTCCTGATACAGATCTCCCTGGTTACACTGGATGGCAGGCATGTATACGCCGCCCTTTTGCGAAAATATGACCTGTCCGGTCGCGCTGGCCAAACTCATGACGCTCCTCCTTCCCCGGTCGTTCCCGTACTATCCGTGCCTTCGGAGCTTTCGGTGTTGTCCTCCCCCCAAGAGGCAGGTGTGAATACTTCGACGGGATGGTCCGTACCGTCTATCTCTTCTTTCGCTGCCTGCGGGGTCAGGCAGATGCCGCCCGCTTCCTTGGCCCTGTCAAATACCGTGTCGCCGGGGAAACGTGCCACGTCCGCCTGCCACAATAATACATTGCCATCCGCTGTCCTGTTGCGGATATCGGTCAGATGCAACCGGTCGGCAACCTCCTTCGTTACTTTAATGTAAAATGCCATACTACTATTGTTTTTAATGTTATCCAAATTTTCTTACTACTACCGCCTTGCCCCCCTGTGTGAGCACCTTGCCGCCTTGTGTCAGCGCCACGTAAGGGCCTCTGTCCTCCACCTCCAGCTTTAACATCATGCCGTTGCTGAAAGGTATCCTGGGAGAGTATCCGTCGGCAACCTTGGCATATCCGGCATCTCCGCTCTTCTTGACGTACCAGTGGCAGTTAAACATGGCGGACGGATTCGGGATAACCCCCATGGTATCCCGAATGACGGGTCTGGGAAAGATGACGTAAGTCCCATCCGGAACACCCGTAGGTACGCCCTCCCAGTCGGCTTCAATCTTCGGAATCCTGCGGCGTATCACCGTAGAGACTGCCGGGTCCGATATGCCCGGGGTTGATGCCGGAGTCCCGGAAGCCGCATAGGTGGCTTTGCAGACAATCGTGATGTCATCACCTATATAATTGCGGTCAATCTTATATACATTCTTGTTCAGTGATACAAACTCCCAGTCGTTGTCACCCGCTCCTGTGGTTATCGCCTCCAGCGCTCCCGTAGACAACAGACGGTACCAGAAGAACTTGCATTTGCCCGTAGCCGTCACGTCCGTGTCGCCTACCATCAGTTTGGCCGTGATGGTCTGTGCGGTGATGTCACGCACCGGGTTCCAGTCCAGCGTGGACGGGCTGTCTATCGTCAATACGGGGATCGCATCCGTACCGTCAACCGCGCGGACAAGACGGCTCATCTGAAAAGTAAACAGCTGTCCGGTACGTGTGTCGGCATATTCCGCGTAAAACTCCAGCGTGACGGGTTTTAGGACGGTGACATTTTTTTTCATTGTGATCTGTCCCTTGCTGTCACCGGACTCCGTAATGCTGTAGCCTGTGTTTGTCGATGTGATAAGTGTGCGTGTGGTTCCGATGCGCTCGTACCACTTCATGTTGGTCAGCCTGGAGTTGACCGCCCCGATTTTAGTCACCGCTTCCGGATCGGTGGCGTTGCACCGCGGAAACAGGACCAGCGGTGTCAGCGTATAGTCCGGAGTGTATTCAGCTTTGTCAGCCTGGTAGACCTGCATGTCCGGCACGCTGCCCACCACCTCGATGTTACAACTGGTTTGTAACAGCCGGTAGTTGATTTCTATTTTTCGTTGCTTTGTTGCCATTGTATAAAACCATTTTAAAATGTTACAAAATTCTCCGCCACTTCAAACTGCTGCCCGTCACGCAATAACGCCTGTGCTTTAAACGTACACACCCGCATGTTGGTATAATTCGGTCCGAGATCATCTATCGTCAGAGGAAGATTTTTCCCGGCGCCGGCACGCTTCACCGCCCATGCGTTATCTTCTGATACATTCCCGGTATCACGCGTCCAGCTCACATCAGCGTCAAGTATATGATCTGTCACGTCACGGTTGTACAGCTTGCCGGTAATATATAGCGTTGTGGAAAAAGTCTCGATATCAAAATACCACCCCTTTGTGCTGCCGATCTCTATCGTAAATTCCGGGTTCCCTTCCAGCATCGCCCATCCGGCCGCCGCATATTGCGGTTCGTCGGCTGTTCCCGTCATCAGGCACTTCCATTTGCAGCCGTAGTGCCAAACCGTGTCCGCCCGCTCCTGCGTATTGGTGTAAGGATTGTCAGAGGACGCGACTTCGGCCGACCAAAAGCCACGGTCCACCAGTTCCTGTACGGGCAGTCCCTGCCAGTCCACCCGGTAAAGTTCACCGAAGATGCCGGCACGGGCGAATATGTACGAGTGCTTATAGTTGACGGGGAGATTGTCAAACAAATCCAAATTGGGCAAACGCCCCAATATCATGTAATAGTTGTTCTGTTCCAAGACAGGCTTCGTTACTCCTTCCAGCCAGACAAGACATTTATCCGTGGTGGCGGACAAATACCAGTAGCTTTGCCTGTCCTCATTGAAGGCGTTTCCTCTTCTGGTAATGATCGTCAACTCTGTGGGAGGATAGTTTTTACCGCCCGGCACCTCACTGTCCGGGTATGACAACACCGAGATGGAGTTGGCCGGGACATTCTTGGACAGCACGCGCATCCACGAGGCGTAATACTCCCCCGTTGAAAAGAGGTTGTTTACAATCCCGTACACTATATCACCCTCCTGGAATGCGGTGAAGTCATTCTCCCAGCGCTTGCGCAATTTCAGGGTATAAGTTCCGTCGCTCTCTAAAGCCACGGACTCAATGACTCCGTTCTCGGAATATGAGGTGTCGCCTTCCTGTGCGTTCAGACGGTTATAGATGATTTCCTTGAACACTGCGGAGCCGCGTACCTCAAGACGCTCGAACTGACCGCGCCCGTCAGGATAGATACCGGCACCTTTACCGGCAATCATGGAGTCGATGAACTTGCCGAACTTCAATAAGAAATTTGTTCCGTCCGCTTGATCCTTACGAAGGAACATTACTAAGGAGCGCAATGCGGAATACACGTTATGGTCTGTCGCAGGGGTGGAGTCGTGGCTTCCGATCACATACACACCGCTGCCACCATCGCCCGTATAGGTCTGTCCCTTTAGGGTAAGGCTCTCAACCTTTTCCTCCAGCTCCCCGATACGAGAATAGGCGGCGGTTTCCCCGACAGTATATATAGGGGAATCATAAGCTAAATCAAGATTGAATTCAAATCCGATAACCCTTGACTGCCTTCCGTTCTCGAAATAAGCCTTGTTGATAAGGTTGACCTTTTGACCGATGCTGTAGAGGTTGTGAATGCCATCCTCACGGTATGCGTCATTTGACATCATCGTGCAGCCATAGGTACTCGGGTCTATCTTGGATTTGGCAGCGTACTTTTCAGTCTTTTCCTTCAGCTCCTGCTCGGCGGCACCCACAAGCCCAAGTTCGGTTATTTTCGTGCTGTCCCAGCCGGAAAGCACATATTCATCTCCATCCTGGGGAAAGAGTACATCACCGGGAAGCGGTCTGCCATAGTCCTCATTCCTGACTATCTCCCAAAGCTGTGCCTCAGGGTTCCATCCGCCATCCTCCAATTTCTCCGGCTTTCCCTCAGGATTGAACTTCACGGCGAACTCCAAACCGTTGAGAAGCCCGGACGCGAAACGTATCCTCAGCTCCTGACCGGGGAGGATATATTTCTCGGAAAAGTTAACACCCGTGTCCCTAAAGCGGTAGGCATTCCATTTTTCCTCGGTGGTTGTACCGTCCTCATTCTCCACCTTGTCCGTCACTTCGATAGTGGTGACATCCGACATGATGCCCGTTCTTCGGGGATAGACTTCATCGAAGATAACCACCTGCTCGACGGCTTCCTCGGTAGTCATATCAGGATAAGCGTCAATGTAAGGAGTGCCTTCGGGAAGCATCAGCCTGCGCTGCACCACGCCGTTCACAACCACGGTCTCGTCAATGGGGCGGTAGTCTGCCGGTATGTTACGGGTGGAACCAAAAGCGTAGATACGGGTGGCATAGGTGGACTGGGATTCTGACTGTGACATTTCCTGCACGTTTTTCCCGATCTCGAAATCCACCGCGTCACCGGACTCACAACGCCCGAAATGGATGATGTTTTCAGTCACCCAACATTCGCAATCCCATTTCTTCGCCATCTCAAAACAAGCGTCAAGGATGTTGATGTTGTCGTAACTCATCAACTGGGACTTGTTTTCGACTGTGGAATCAATGGAGAAAACAAAATCTTGTCCTTTATACGCATAACCAAGAGCTTTCAGATTTCTAAGGACTATACCGACTTGTACGTCAAGCGGAGCGGTCAGGTTCCAGGACGCTTCCTGTCCGGCCGTCTCCGGGGTATATTTGAAGATTTTGTTTTTCCATTTCCAGTAGTAGGCGTCAAGTCTTAATTCGTAATCGTAGCCGGCGGTATTGGTGTTGAATGCGGGCTTCTGCAAGTCGCACACCTCGAACAATCCGAAGTTACATTCCACGTATGAGCCAAGTTTGAAATATATGGGATTCTCTAAGGAGAACTTTAACATGATGTAGTCCTCCTTCATCAGAGTGAACTTACGCTTGCAGCCTTCATTGATCAAAGTTGTAAGCTGGATAGCACCGGATATGTCTTTGATGTCGATTTGTTCCATGTCTTCAAAGTTCGGGGATAAAAAAAAGAGTGCCCAATTTTGAGCACTCACATACACGACAATAAAACCAATGTCGTGAATTAGCTTCTGTTTGCCGGATTGGGCTCGTTAAACTTGGCTGAAATTTTTCCAAAAGTTCGGTCTAAACTCTGTGCGTAAGCAACGCTTTTCCCAAGATAAATCAGATGATAAATCTCATTACTGTTAGCCGGAACTTGAATATCAACCACACCTTTATACAGCTCATCAAAGAAAGCTTTCTTCTTTGCTTGATAGTCAGACTGAGAATTACCCTCGATAGTGAACGAAAGAGTTATTTCCCTCTCATCGACTTTAGGATTATTGATTATTACCCGTTTCCCATGTTCAAGTCGGCTTTTGTTCTCAATAAAATCCTTCATGGGAGCGGATGCCCCAATAACATCAAGAAACCCCTCTCCCATTCTCACACCCCATGTTGTATAAGCGTTTTCGCCATTAATTAATAATTCATTCATAAACTATAATTTTGCTGTATTCTTTTTAACCTCTGCTATATCTCTTTGCATCTGTTGAATAGGTTTGACGATTGCCCCTGTATTTTCTGAAATCTGTACCAATTCAAGATAGGATTGCGCTATCAAATCCCGCGTATCATCAGCAATATTTCTTGTTTCCGTATTTATGGAAAGTAGAGCATCTGCTTTTACTGTTAGTAAATTAAGCGATTGAGATTGAATGATATTTTGATTCTTTATCTCTTCTCCTGCAATCTGCAATGCTGTAAACCTACCGTTCAACTCTTCGCCAGTATCTTGACTCATTACCTGAAAACCTTTGGATGAAGCTGACTGGGATGTTGATTCTTGCGAAATCTTGTCATATCCGGTTGCTGCGGCAAGCTCGTCACGGAGCTTCATGGCTTCGTCCACATAACCCATGTATTCATCCATCAGCTCCTTACGCTCATTATTGTCAAGCGTACCATCATCCTTCATGGCTTCACCGAATTTATCATACCATGTCCTCAGTTTGTCACTAAACTGTTCACCGATGGCATTTGACAGCATCGCCTGCATGAAATATTTGGATATGTCATTAGCAAAATCCTCCGCACTCTTCTCCATATCCATCAGACTGCTTATAAAACTGTCATACATGGAATCGAATGACATTCCGATCAGGCCCTCATAAAGACTGTCAGTCAGTTCTTCCAGTTTTCCTGCCTGCTCTATATAATCATCCAGCTTGTCGGTAACACGCTCACCGTAACCTCCCTTACCGGAAGATTCCATGATATCCCATAACCATACGTCCGACCGTAGAGCCTTCATCTGTTCGGGGGTCAGATTCCACAAGGAATCGGTGCCGGAGAAATCCTGCATGCCGGTAGCTTTTCTTGCGTGTTCCAGCATTTCATCCGTCCATTTCAGATAATGCTGCCAGCTGCCGTGGCTCTTATGATATCCGGCTTGCTCCTTTGCTGTAGATACTAATTGAAAAGTGCGCTGTATTCTAATTGAAAAGAGCTCCAT